TTCGCCCAATATGCAGCTGACATATTACCTTTCGCTATATTCTTGGCGTGTCTTGCCTTAAAAGACTTTGCTCTCTTTGTCATAGTTCTATCTCCTGTCTTTCCTTGTTGTCCAAACCTAATAGTCTTAACTTTATCTCCAGACTTAGCTACCACTATGTGTGATTTAGTCTTATGTCCAGGAGTTCTTTTAGGTTTATTAAAACCACTTACTCCAGCTCTCTTTATTCGAGGGTCTGCCATTACTTCTTTTTATTAAATAAAGTTGAATTAGCTTTAGTTTTCTTTTTAAAAATAGAATCAACAACAGTTTTAAATGCTCCAACTGCTTTTCTTAAACCAACATTTTTATATCCTGTATCAAATTTACTACCACCTAAAATCATTTTAACAATAAGTTCGTCTTTCATCATTTCTTTAAAACCCAAAAAACCTCCTGTTGCTAACCAACTTTTTTTTATTTCATCTTTAGTAAGACCAGAATTATTAATAGATTTCATATTAAAATTTGATTGATTTTGCCACATTCTATTAAATAATTTATTACCAAATTCTTCTTTATTTAAATTTCTTTCTTTTGCTGCATCTATTTTAGCTTGAAATTGTTTTGCCATGATTGAACCTTACTATAAATAATATTTTTTTGAAGTGCTTTTTTCAACTATGTTGTGTGTATAGGACCTTTATGTATTTGCACTGTCCTCATTTCTAACCCCCACCCCTCTAATCAAGGTCTATCTTAATTGCAATGTTTCCACCCACATTGTGTTGTACCTTGTCAGGTGCTCTCATCCCTATCCTATCTAGGAGATCCTTACTAGCTTCCAGTCTAACATACTCGCTCTTCCCATTTTGTATTAAGTGTAGAAGAGTAGAGGATGCGTGGACTGATCCTAGTCCTAACTTGTTGGATACTTCTTGTTGAAGGTATGCCTGTACCTTTGGCAATCGTAGTGTCCTACTTGCTACTACTCTACCACTTTCTCCCTTAGAATAACCAGCCTTCTGAGAGGCTTCAGTTATGGTGCATCCTGTTGCTACGAGGGTATCAACTAATGCTCTTTGTTTGTATGTCAAACCATCTTTCTTGCCTAATTGTGTTCTTGCCATTACGATAGATGTAAACATGAACGTAACCATGTCAAGCATTAAATTGTAAACGAATGTATCAATGATACTCGTTTGCATCTCTGATGAGAGGGATGTGTTCCCCTTCCCTCTCAAACTCTCCCTTTCACCTTTAGTTTCGAGGTAACAGTCAGTCCACAGGACTGGCACTTCTCGATCCTTCTTATCTTGACTGCCAAGCAGTCAGCTTACGCCTGTATGATCTTCAGTGCTATCTCTCTCTCTTGATTCTCAATTATATCATAGTAGTCCTAGCAATCTTTCGCTGCGATAAGTATCGCTGAACCACGAAAGATTGTCATCTTGACGACAGTCCAAGTAGACTGCGATCAATATGATAAGCTCGTTCCTCGCAAACAAGGACTAAAGACTATGCTACTAATCAAGAATCAAGAAAGGAGATTATACTATGGAAAATCTTGATACAAAAACTTGTTGGATTCTACTGAATAATATGAAGTGGAAGAAGCATGACGCACTATCTAAATGTTATGATTCTGATGAAACTTGGGATTATTACAAAGGATGGCATGACGCCATAGAGGAACTGCAGAAGCAGATATTAAAAGGAAAAGGAGATCAAAATGACTGATTGGAATGAACAAGAATATCTAAATTGCTTAGATGAAGCAAGAAAAGCTGAAGAGAAAGGAAACAACTATGAAGCTAAACTATGGAGGGAATATGCTGAAACGATTAACAACCAGCATGAATACATTGAAGGAGAGGTACAAGATGAAACAACCTACTAAACTAAATACAAATGCTAATATTATTGATGGTATTCACTACCACAATACACAGGACTGGACCCAATGGGTAGGCAGTCTAGTTGATGAATCAAATGATATAGATCGTGTTTACACAGATCTACTATTGTGGCAGTTGTGCAACAGCACACACAAGAGTATCCAATCATTTGCAAAGAATGCACAGTATTGGAAAGATCAGCTAGAGTCTACATTTACAGATGAAAGACAAGCACCTGATGGAACAGAAATCAGCACTATCAACCATGACAATATGGTTGAACAAGGAAAAACTTGGAAAGCATTAGAGGATAAATACACAGCTATACACAAAGCATGTAGTAATTTGTATCAACAGCTTTATCAGATGAAGTGGACTGAGAGGAAAATAGAAAAGCCATCAAAAGGTAAGATGAGGACACAGTCCAATATGACACCTGAAGAAAAGGCAGAAAAGCAAAGAATTGTATCAGAGATGATGGGATTCTAATAAACAATCGTGTATAGAATGCCAGGCACAAGTGGCTTGGCATTCTCTTACAAAAAAAAATGGGATGTGATTGAATCATATGCCGAGTTGTATATAATAATAAACGGAGAAAGAAGAGGGAGTTACTATGACTAATATATTTTCATACATATTCAGAAGTCTAGAATTGTTACTTATCAATATGATTAGAGTATTGGTAGGTAGCAAATTCCGAGATCGTGCTGCGTATCTTGGTACATGGATTATGATTTACATGGGTCTTGGTGGTGGTGTGATTGCATTTGCCATATCAATGGGTATCAATCCAACACTAACAATGTCCGTTATATCTGCACCAGTATGGATATTTCTAGTATTTCTAACAAATAGAGTAGTAAAGAAACTTGTTAGAAAAGATTATTAATGTTCCATGGTGGTTCTGGGATTCTGTAATAGGAATCTTTATAGGATTTATAGTTTTAATAATACTAATAATAGCAATAACAGGGAGGTAATATGACTAGACTACCACTACCACAAGATAGCTTCACACAAGATGAACTAGATAAATTTGATGTTATATACACAAGGTACTATGAACATTGTAGTAATTATGAAGATATAGAAAATGCTTGTGTTGAACATATGCTCTATGATGGAGTTAAATTAATGTATGTTCCAGAAATTAAAGAGATGGTTAGAGAAAGGTTTGAAGATGAAAACTACATACCAGAACCAGAAAAAGGATAATTGTATCAGATGTCTAGGACTTGGATTAATAATAGATTGGAATAATCCAGAGAGTTCAGATGAATGTGATATGTGTAATGGAACAGGAGGTACTAATGAATACAGAGGGATTAAAGATATTAAAAGCAAGATTGTGGGATCAAAGACTAACCACAAGAGATGCAATAAAATATCACGGTGAATCAACTGCACTTAGTCAGTTAGATGATTTGTTTCTAATAGAAAATGAAATATTAGAAGAGTTTGAATCACTCAGAGATAAACTAACTAAGGACATCAAGACTGTAGAAGATTGGCTTAAACAGTTAGATGAGTTTCGATTTGAAACAAGGGGGTAAAAATGAAAAGCATAAGACCAGGACATTACCAAGCAACTATATCTTATGGTCAAGATCAAGTGATCGTAGTTAATATTGTAAAAATAAAGTCTAACTTTCAACACAGTATTACTAAATGGAGATTGACTGTTGATGATAGTGTACTAGGTCCACAACATAGAACTGATTGGGATACCAAACAGATGGCTATGGAAACAGGAAGAAAACAAGTAGAGAATCTTATGTTCAGAGCTTTAGAACTAAGGATTATCAAGGGTTTTCAACTACCAAAAGATTATTATGGAAAGGATAAATTATATGAAGTGTAATGCAGAAACATTTAAAGATCTAATGTGTAAGGTAAATAGAATATCACCAGGTGCAGAAGTAAAGTTTGCATCAAAAGTATATCATGGAACTAGAGAAGAAGGTGAGTTCAAAGAACATGAGTTCAAAAAAATAAATAGTATTCTAATTGAGTTTGAAACTTACTCAGGTAGAGATGAGATAATTATAACAGTTGAATAGGAGGAGCTATGCTACCAACAGAACTAGAATTTCCAGTGCGTGAAGAAGATGTATACAATCAACATGGATCTAAAATTAGTGGATACAAACAGTTAGTACATGATACTAACAATGAGTTAATTGCTGTACATAAAGACACTTACAGAGTAATTACTCACAATGATGCCTATGAGATGTCATATGAGTTCTTACAAAATAACTTCAATACTAATGGTATGGAAGAACAACACAAACATTCTAACAATGGTGCAGTAATGGCTACTAGATTTACACTACCAGAATATGTTGTGCCATTTAGAGATACACAAATATCTTTAGAAGCTGTGATGTGGAACAGCTACAATGGAATGAGATCATTCAAGTTTGATTTAGGTTTCTATCTATGGCTATGTATGA